TACTCTCTCACAGCGTTTCCGATGAATTTCGGAACATACACTACTAGAACTTGTGACCAAAGGAAAAATTCCGAAACTGCTGGATGCAGTTCCTTGAAAACTTCGGTCAAAAGTTATAGTTGTGCATCCATTTATCTCATGGACAGTTCCGAGGTTACGCGCTGAGTGCGTACCCCAAGCCGGTCACCGGCTTGTACAGTTAATCATGCTGTCATGTTCTTAGAGGATATGCTCTAAGACAACCCCTCACGCTAGAGGGTACTCTCTTTCCTTCGCGAAAGAGTAAAACGTTTGTACTACGCTGCTGTTGGATCAGCTTGGTAGTACGCCACTGGTGCCCCAGTGAAAAATCCAAGGGTGAAATCTTCACCCACTGAACAGTAAGCTTGGATGGAGTCATAAGAGTTACTCGCGTAATTCAATTTGACATCCAATCGATGCATCAATCTGTTTGTCGCAAGAGTTGTTACGTTTGCTTGTTTAGCATACGAAAAACGCCTATTGTTGAAATAAGGTAATTCAACTTCGACTACAGGATTGACACTAGCTGCTGTCACCTGTGCTCCTGAGAAAAAGTTCGATTCCATTGCGCTTAACCAATTAGCTGTCCGGGCGGACACTGATGTGGTATCTGCTAACAATGCAACTGAACCTTGCCCATAAGCAAAATCAGGATTTGGATCACGGTATGCTGCCATATATGATGTGGTAAGGCTATTGTCTTGCATGAGTTGATACTTCCACCGAAGTCCTCCTCTCCAACAAGTAAAGCCTGGAACGTAGTAGTTCAACATCGTCATTTTGGCATAGTTGTAATCCGTAGGATCTGCTGGCACGCTCGCTTCATGAACGGCGCCAGGGGCATAACCTCGATACATCGGAAAATCCGAGAGGATCCAATTGTATACTTGCTCTCCGTTATCGCTAGCGATAGGAACGAGAGTTTGAATGTAATTGTACCTCTTCAACAATTGACGAATTGATGACACAGGATCTCCAAAGAATACGCAACCAGTATGGTCGCTATTTGAAGTAGGCGCGGCAATCGTTTCGTCGACTGTTTCTTGCATCGGGGCTGATTCTTCTGTGGTTTTATCACCATCAGGCGATTCTCCTAAGTCTCCAGCTTGAGTGTCAAGTGGCTCTTCATCTTTCCCTTTGTTACAGCATTCTGATCTAATCAGAAATGATGGACAGGGTAAATTTGAAAGAACACCTCCTTGAGCATCAAGTGGTGGAAACCAAGATAGTTGCTTGATAAAGTGATCTGTAGGATCTGCTAATTCGAGATCATCACCTGCAGAAACAAACACATTAACTTCAATGTCGTTGTTTGCAGTTGAGTTCGGAACTGTAAGTTCGTTCACTACATACACAGAAAGAATTCCATTGGCCGATTCACCAGCATCGGCTCCTAGGGCAGTTGAGGACCAGATATTTCCTGATCCATTAATCATCTGCCGTTTCTTACAATAGGGTTGTTGTTGACCCCATCCAATTTCCACAGTAAAGTCTCTCTCCTCAGCGAGATCGATAATTCTGGTGTAATTGGTATTGTATTCATTGGTGAGTGGGTATGAAGGATCGTAAGTGATCTTCAACCTCCCCTTGTGAAAAGATGATGCAACAATCTGGAAGCGATACTTCATCGTCCCTTTCCAGTAATTGAATGGCAGAGCCATGTAGCAACAAGCCGGCATGTGATACTCGGTATAACCTCCTATGGTGTTTTGGTTCCAAACATTTGGATTAACCTCTACATTCCACAGAAGTGCTTCTGAAGTGTCAGCGACGGCCCAACCGAATTGAGTTAGAAAACTCTCTCGGCTTGCTATGGCACCAATTGCCATCTCATCTGTTCCATCCAACCCAAAAGTACGGGTGTCAATTGTCAATTCCTGTTTCGCATCAAAGGTGAGCTTAGTAGCTGTATCCTGTGCGTTAGTGTTGGCAAGATTTCCGACATACGTTGGTTTGAATGGTTTAATTTCATCAAGGTTGTTGGGACGGGAGTATCCAAATAGCTTAGCAATATTACCTACAGCCGTAGCTGCAAGTTCTGTTGCACGAGCATATGGATTCAAGAT